GTTCCTCCAAACGAAAAACGATTGTTGGTGTAATCTGCGGTGATTGTCGTACTATCAGAAATCACCACATTCCCTGACGCATCTGCCAGTGTGATGTTGTGGTCAGCAGTTGTTACGGGTGCTTCTAGAGAGAACTCCCCTGTTCCGCTTGTGTTTCCTGATATGGCAATACTAGACATTCACATTCTCCTTCGCATTATTTAGGGTCATACCTGTTGTCCTGCTACACCATCTCTTGCTTGAGTTAGATTACCAACATCTGTTGCATTACCATCAGATGCAAACGGAAACTTATCAACTATATCAAACAAATCAGAATCTTCACCACCTGAAGTGTATCCAGATACTGTTGATGATTGTCCTGCTACTTGTCGTCTCGCTACTGTCAAATCTCCAATATCAGTTGCATTAGCATCGGTAGCAAATGGAAACTTATCAATTGTGTTGACTCTGGTTGCAGGTGGATTTGAAAATCCACCCGATGTGTATCCTGATATTGTTGATGATTGACCCGCAGGATGATTTCTTGCCTGTGTTAGATTACCCACATCTGTAGCATTAGAGTCCGATGCAAACGGGAACTTATCAATTCTATCAGTTACTGCTGGTGAGGGTTCAATGCCACCACTTGTATATCCTGATACTGTTGATGATTGACCTGTGGAATAGCGTCTTGCCTGTGTTAGGTCACCAACATCTGTAGCATTTGTATCTACGGCAAATGGGAACTTATCAATTGTGTTCACATTAGGAGGAACTTCACCGCCTGATGAGTATCCTGATACTGTTGATGACTGTCCTGCTACGCCAATTCTAACCTGAGTTAGATTTCCAACATCAGATGCATTTCCATCTACAGCAAACGGAAACTTGTCGATTGTATCAACAGAAGAAGGTGTTCCACCACCACTTGTATATCCTGATACTTTTGATGATTGTCCACCTGGGTCTTGTCTTGCCTGTGTTAGATCACCAACATCAGTCGCATTGGAGTCCGATGCAAAAGGGAACTTATCAATCGTGTTTACGATAGGAGGACTAGCACCACCACTCGTATACCCACTCGTCTCACCCTGTGCGCCACTGAACCGTGTCTCTCGTTCAATCTTCTTCGTCGTCCAACCATACCCAGTGTACACCAACCGCACACCACCACGTTGCACATTCAGAATGACATTACGGTTTGCACCATCAATTGAATTGCCGTTTCGTGCGATGACGACATTGTTGGACTGTGCGTTTGCGGTTTGGTCTATGACAGCAATCGTATCGCCCACATTCGCAGAGGAGGGCAGAGTAAGTGTCATCGCAATACCAGTGGCATCACCTGTGCCTGTGGTATTGGCAAAGTAGTTGCGATTGACTGACAGGTTGGAGTTTGCACTGACAATCTGCCACTTGTTTGCTTCACCTGAAATGACCGCAGAGGAGAAATCAACAGGTCCTGCAAAGTTTGCCGATGCACTGGTATTGACAGTCGCAGTTGTAATTTTAGTTGATGAGAGTGTGATTGCCATTAGTCTTGCGCTCCACTAGAAGAGTTTCTACTTTCTTGTAGTTCTCCAACATTTGTTGCGTTTGTTTCACTGGCAAATGAAAACTTTTGGATTTCATTTGATGTTGCTGGGGCGGGGGTCTGCCCACCGTGTAAATACCCGTGCGTGGATGATGTTGACCTACCCAACCCATTTCTTACTGCTGTCAAATTTGCGACATCAACACCATTACTATCGTTAGCAAATCCAAATCTTTCAATTTTATCTACAGTTGGAGGTCCACCACCACAAATGTATCCTCTTATCTCTGATTGAGTTCCCACAGTATTATTTGTAGTTGCGGTTAGTGTAGAAACAGCAGTGGCATCGTTATCCGATGCAAAAGGATGCTTGTCTATTTTGTCTGTTGCTGCTGCAGGAGGTCCCACATTACCACCACAACAATATCCATCTGTATCTGAACTAACACCTGCTGGAGTTTCGGCAGTATTATTTGTCAAATTTCCTAGAGCAGTTGCATTCGTATCTGAAGCAAAAGGAAACTTCTGAATTGTATTAGTGATACTTGGAGCATCTCCCCCACTAACATACCCATCTGTTACTGAATTTTGAGACGTACCAGAACGAGTGACTGTATTCAAGTCTCCGACATCAACAGCATTATCTGAAGGTGTTGCAAATGGAAACTTATCAATTACATTATGAAATGTTGCAGGTGGATTTGAAAATCCACCCGCCACATATCCGTGAGTTTTAGACGAGTGCCCGTGATTGCTATTTCCTCGTGCAACGGTCAAATTTCCAAGGTCAGTTGAGTTAGTATCTGATGCAAAGGGATAAGATTCAATTGAGTCAATACCAACTCCTGGTATTGTCCCACCACCCAATGCAAATCCTTGAACTGTGCCAAACAAATTATTGTCTTGGTCTTTATCAGTATTTTCCTTCCTCGTCACAAACCCATTCGTCGCACTTTCAAAAGTCAACGCAATACCATCCCTGTCTACATTCAGAATGGCATTTCTTGCCGACCCATCAATCAGATTACCGTTGCGATTGATAGTGATGTTGTTGGACGATGCGAACCCTTCAGAATCTTGGACGACAATCGTGTCACCGACATTGGCAGATGTGGGCAGTGTCAGTGTCAGAGACGCACTGCGAGTGTTGGCAAAGTAGTTCCGATTGGATTGTAGATTGGTGTCCGAACCAACCACTTGCCATTTATTGACACCTTTCAGCACTGCCTGTGTGAAATCAACAGGACCAGTAAACACAGCATTCGCAGTTGCGTTTATTGAGGGAGTGTCGAGTCCACCTGTTCCTTTGATTGTGATTGCCATCGTTTACACCTGTTGTCCTGATGGTTCTTGTCTTGCTTGGGTCAAGTTGCCAACATCAGTTGCATCAGCATCTGAAGCAAATGGGAACTTATCAATCGTATCAAGAACTCCAACTCCACCAGAGGTATATCCATTGGTAGTTGAAGATTGTCCAGCACTCCGTCTTCTTGCTTGGGTCAGATCACCAACATCAGTAGCATTATCGTCTGAGGCAAAGGGGAACTTATCAATGGTATTTCTAGTACCTCCTGGATTTGAATCACCACCGCACGAATATCCAAAATCAATTGACGATTGTCCTGCTGGACTTCTTCTAATTTGAGTCAAATCACCAACATCTGTAGCGTCGGCATCAGAAGCAAATGGAAACTTATCAATTGTATTCACTTCGCCTGGTGCGCCAGGTGAAGTATCACCCCCTGATGAATACCCATTTACCGACGATGATTGCCCACCAAGACTATCTCTTGCTTGAGACAAATTACCAACATCGGATGCATTAGAATCTACAGCAAATGGAAATTTGTCAATTGTGTTTGTAAATGGTGGGGCATTACCACCTGAAGTATATCCATTAGTAGTTGATGATTGCCCGACTAGATTATTTCTCGCTTGTGTCAAATCACCAATATCAGTGGCATTAGTGTCCGTAGAAAAAGGAAACTTGTCAATAGTGGTAACTTGAGGAGGAGCATAACCACCAGACGCATACCCTGATTCTGATGATGATTGTCCTGCCCTAACATTTCTTGCTTGACTTAGATTACCCACATCAGATGCATTAGTATCTACAGCAAATGGAAACTTATCAATTGTATCAACTTTTCCGGGAGTAGGACTAGTCGCATAACCACCACTCGTGTAACCACTCACCGTACCTTGGAAACCAACCAAATCCTTCGATGCATGTTTCACCGACACCCACCCATTACGAGCAGACTCATACACCAACGATACACCACTGTTGTCAACTGTCAACACCGCATTGCGTCCCACACCGTCAATGTTGTGACCGTTGCGTAGCACCACCACATTGTTACTTGATGCGAACCCTTCTTGGTCTTGTACCATAATGGTGTCGCCAATGTTTGCCGACGATGGGAGTGTCAGTTGTAGGTTTGCTTGTGCTCGTGTGTTGGCAAAGTAGTTCTGCCCAACTGACAGTGTGGTGTTTGCACCGATGATGTTCCACTTGTCTAACTTGACTGTGGACGCACCGTGGAAATCTGCCTTGCCGCCAATCGTGGTGCGATTGCTTGCGTAGTCAACAGTGAGTGTTGACCCATCACTAATCGCAATGTTGCCTGATACTTCGGACACAGTGAGAGTGCGGTTCGTGCTACTGTTCGGTGCTTGGAGAATAACCGACCCACTTCCGCTTGCGTTACCTGTAAATGAAATCTTGCTCATAATCTATACCTGTTGTCCTGCCATTTGCTGTCTTGCTTGTGTCAAGTTGCCAACATCTGTAGCATTGGAGTCCGATGCAAACAGGAACTTATCAATTGTGTTAGTTTCTGCAGGTGAGGGTTCAAGACCACCTGATGAATATCCCGAAACAGTTGATGATTGTCCTGCTAGATCACGCCTTGCTTGTGTTAGATCACCGACATCGGTTGCATCGGTATCAGAGGCAAATGGAAACTTATCAATCGTATTGACTTGAGGTGGTGCAAAACCACCAGATGAGTATCCTGATACTGTCGATGACTGCCCTGCTGAACCTTGCCTAGATTGTGATAGATTACCTACATCAGTCGCATCACTATCAGTTGCAAATGGGAACTTATCAATCGTATTGACAACGGGTGGGGAATTACCGCCCGACGAGTATCCTGATACCGTCGATGATTGTCCCGATGCACTATCTCTTGTTTGTGTTAGATTACCAACATCAGTAGCATTACTATCAGTTGCAAATGGGAACTTATCAATCGTATTGACTTGAGGTGGTGCAAAACCACCAGATGAGTATCCTGATACTGTCGATGATTGTCCTGCTACACCACGCCTTACTTGTGTCAGATTACCTACATCAGTCGCATTACTATCAGTTGCAAATGGGAACTTATCGATTATGTTGGATTGTGTTGAACCACCACCTGATGTATATCCATTTTCAGATGATGATTGTCCTGCTAAACCTCTTCGTGCCTGTGTTAAATCACCGACATCGGTTGCATTACCATCAGAAGTAAACGAAAACTTATCAATTGTGTTAGTTTCTGCGGGTGAGGGTTCAAGACCACCACTAGAGTATCCACTTACCTCACCCTGTGCGCCACTCACCTGACTTTCTTGCTGTTCTTTCTCACTAATCCAACCTTGGTTTGCCGCACTGTATACCAGTGTGACACCTGACCGTGAGATATTCAGCACCGCATTTGCTTGGTTGCCATCAATCTTGTGACCGTTGGAGTGAATGATGATATTGTTGCTTTCGGCAAATCCCGCACTGTCAATGATGCGAACCGTGTCACCGATGTTTGCCGATGCTGGAAGTTTACACACCAAGTTGCCTTGTGCGTTGGTATTCGCAAAGTAAATCTTGCCGTGGTTCAAGTCAGTGTTGGACTGAAGAATTTGTGTCGGTGTGAACTTCTTCAGTATCGCAGAGGTAAAGTCCACATTGCCGACAAACACCCCACCCGATGTGGCATTCGCAGATGCTGTTGTAGTAACACCAGTGTTTGCGTTGAAAGTAATTGCCACAATGTAACCTTATACGATAACGAGTCGAGAACCAGAAGGAACGGTAATCGTCACTCCACTATTTACGGTCAGTGTACCGGGCGCCATCGCATTCTTACCCGATGTGATGCTGTAGTTTGTTGTTGCGTTTTGGTCTGACTCATAGAAAATCAAGTCAGTGCCACCACCTTTTGCTGATGCTACACCTGTCAAACTAGAACCGTCACCGGAGAATGAGTTAGCGGTCAGGACACCAGTATTTGGGTTAAATGTCAATCGACTTGTTTCAACATTTGCAGTAGCAAGTGAACCAGAGGTGACACCTGTGAATAGAATAGGTAAGTTAGCATTTTGTCCAGCAAGTGATACATTAACTGTCGCACCCGCACCTGTCAAATTAGAACCATCACCGGAGAATGAATTGGCAGTTAAAACACCTGTGTTGGGGTTAAACACGAGTCCTGAAGAAGTGCCTGTTGCTGTAAAGACATTGGCAGTAGCAAGTGAACCAGAGGTGACACCTGTAAAAAGTAGTGCAAGATTACCTGCGGGAGTTGCGGAATGGTTACCTTCAAGTGATCGTGCTACAGTCGCACCCGCACCTGAAAGTCCAGAACCATCACCTACAAACGCAGATGCTGAAATTGTGCTTGTTGAAACTAATTTACCAACATTAACATTACCAGAGAACACCGTATTCGCAGTGACATTCATGTGGTCACTGAAAATATTGGTATTTGCTGCACCAGTTACAACTTCAAATGTAACATTTGCATTGAGTGTGTTTGCATACAACCGACTTTCGTTGATTGCAAACTGATTCAGTCTTGTTGATATTACGTTAGTTCGGACACGCCATTGGTTAAAAGTATCCGATAACTGAACATTAGCGATTGCCGCCATTACCTAAACCCCTTTATTCGCCAGTATGGATATTTATAATCTCACACACGAATGCGATGTTATTACCTTGAGATTGCTTTAATCATATTTTTGATTTCTTGGATGTCACACTTGATATCATCCACATCACATTTTATTTTTTCAATATCATTAAATTTACGTTTCTGTATGCGATATGCTTTGAGACCCTCTAAATCGGTATTCAGAATTGCTTGATTTCGGGTGTCCCGTATCAAGTTTTCCTTTTCTTCAACTTGTAAATATCTAGTTTTCATTATTTCTGTAATGCTATTGCTCTGTAGTCTCTAACTACAGGTGACTTTGCTTCATTAGAGGTCATCAATACTAACTTCAATTTAAAAGATTTGTATCCAGTGTAAGTTACACCATCAGTTGTGTACTGATATTCATTACTTGCACCTGTCAATACTGATGTCGGAAGATTGAACTCAATTTCTTTGTAGTCCTCTTTATCTTCATCACTTGATACGACTGTGCTTACCGTTGTTCTTGATAACTCTTGAAAAGGTCGGTCGTCCATTGTTGAATCGTCTGCTGAATTGAGGAACTTACCATAGACCGCAAGTGAACTCACACTTGGTAAGTATGCTGTCACAAGAACTCGTAAGTCTTCTGCATCTAATCCTTCTTCTAATGTGACTGTTTTTGAAATATATCTGGCAGTAGCATTACCACCACTTGTTTGATTTTCATTAGTTTCATCATTATTAATGAAGAACTCTGTTGCAATGAGACCCATTCTATCTATATCAACCGCAGGTGAATGTCTGTTGTTGTTAGAGTTGGTGAGATTCAATTTGAAGTCAGCAGACTTTGCACCACTCAAACCAGAAGTCTCTTGGTCATCTCCAAGAATAAACTTTCTTGCCTCTAAGAATGTTTCACCATTATCCGAAAATTCACTAAATGCCGAATCACGAGAGGTTGTGCTTGTTGCTAGTTTACCAGTGTATTCGGTTCTTGTCTGTTGTAGGTTCAAACGAGAAATCTGTAAATATGCTTCATCCACTTTCAAATTAGTCACAGTGTCAATATCACCAGTATAACCATTGACTTGTTCTTTGAACTGTGTATTTGCAGAGAATGTGCCAGTAATACTTTCAAGTGTCATTCGACCATTTTCTGGTGCATTCGGGTCAATGAACTGAATGACACCTGTTGGTGTAGTATTACTATGAATAACAGCAGTTACACCAGTTGTCAATCCGTTTGCGTGGAAGAATGTGACTGTTTCACCTGTTGTGTACTTTTTAGGCAGTGTGACATCTTTTACAGACGCAGTGTTAGAACTAATAGATGCAATGATACCATTTGCCAACGAGGTTCCACCAGAGGCAAATGTTCCAACATTGACACTTGGTTGTGATGTGAATACTAAAGATGTCTCACCATGAACTGTCTGACCTGTTGTCAACCCAATAGTCGTATTAGAAATAGTAAAATATTCTTGCTCTGGGTTTTCAATTTGAACTGAACCCGATTTATTTTCACCAAAGTTAGCAAAGTATGCACGGAATGTTAAGTCCTCTTCTTGGATTGATGTCCAGTTTCTATCGTTCGCAGATACAAATAATAAACCAGAGTATGGGTTCGCAGTGATACGATTGCCTGTAATAATATCAGTTTCGCCCATACGAGCAACCCACAAATTGTATCTTGGAGAACCACCTGCTGGTTTGACAACGATTGCATAATCTACATCGGTCAACAAATAGATTGGTGTGTTAAAATAAATTGGAGTTGGAACTGGTGATGTTGCATTGACGTTGATGTCATCTGGTTCAACAATTACACTGGAGAATGGAATAACATTCGATGTAACAAACCCAGACGATGGATCAACTTCCCTAATTTGAATTTCAATTGGTAACGTTGGGTCTTTAGATGCAAAAAACAAATCTAACTTTGTCAAAAACATACCTGGTGAACGAGATGGGTTCTGACGAATGCTATATTGATTATCAACAGTTGAGTTTTCAGCAAATGAATCTTCAACTCTAAATGTCTGTGCCAGTGGGTCAAACAAAACCACTTGGTTAACACGTTGTAGTTCACGAACCGTAATTACACTATCTTGTACAATTTCTTGGGTTCCACTTGCCGTAAACTGACCCTCTGCAACCGTTGTGAAATTACCAAGTGAACGATTATTATTCAAATTGTCAATCAATCTAAATGTCAAAGTACCTGTTTCAAATCTTTGATTTCCATCATTTGGTAATTGGAATGTGCCATGTACTTCACCATTAGCAGAAGTAATCAATGCATCTCCAACATTACCTGACGCAACAAAACTGGAAGTCGTTGGAACACAGAAACTACTAACATCCACACCATCAAAAAATGGAAATACTCGTGCATTTGATATCATTCCTCGTCCACGGAAATTCACATTCTGTGCACGAATAAATGGAATAATATTGGTGTCTCTATTTGTTGTTACTGACGATGTTTGAGATAGAATATCAATTCTAGACGCAAAATTTCTGCGGAGACGACCGTTACCTGATGTTTCTGTGCGTGTGCCACGAGTGATGTCAATGGAAGTTCGGTCTGGTGGTAAATTGACAGTATCCACCCACACATCAGTATCTGGTGTTAAAGTAACAAAACCTTCGTGCGTGTACGCAATACCTGCGGCATTACGAGTATCAGATGAATAGTCACTTTCAATAATTAAATCATGTGAGTATGGCAGTGTTACTAACTTACCATCAGAAAATGCTAATGTTGAACTGATGGTTGCAGAAGCACCTGATGTTCCACCAGTGATCGTTCCACTTGATGGAAATGTCCCTGTAACATTTTCAATATACAAACGAGTACCAACTTGATACCTTAACGTGCCAGACCCACCACCTGCAGATACAGTTTCACTTGCTCTAAACGCACCCGTAGTTGTAGTTGTAACCCGAACATCTCCTGATGATCGTGTGATTCCAGATGATGTCGATGCATTGAATTCTAACTTCGTAAATGCATCATATCGTCTTGGTGTCAGTTCACGGTTAATAACATCAATCAATGCCTTGAAATCTGCATTAGAAACATCACCGATTGTTCTATCTAAGAACCCATCAACCAAAATACCAGACTTGAATCTATTCAAACCATTACCATCTGTAACATTGAGTGCCTCTGCTGATTTCTCAAGCAAGTTCAATGATGTGTAGTATTCTAAACTACGAACTCTGTCTTCAAGTGTTTGTAGTCGTTGACTCGTATACTTGGTTACACGGTTTTCAATAATGTAAGAAAAGTTTGCTGTATTTGCTCCCGGTATATAATCCTGTGGTGCAATGACAGATGGAAATGGACTAATGAACACAGAACCCAACTCAAATGCATCTGCTGGTGTTGGTGGAATGGTAGGATTGATTGATGAAACACCACGCACATCACGGAAATTACCTTCTTTGTCTATTACAATCTTGTCTACACGAGGCAGAAAGAAAGAAAAGTCAATCGTAAAGTTCTCATTTGGTGCAGGGAATCTCAATCCGTTACCTGTGCCTTCCACAATTGTTGTATGTGTGTTGGCAGGATTGATCGAAATATTCGTTAGTGACGTAACATTATTTGCAGTATTTGTTACACGGGTGCGAATATCAATACTGTCTCGTAACGCAAACTCTACACCAGTGATGGGTGATGTGTATACAGGAATTTCGGCAGTTGTTATTGCCAAAGTATTTGCAGAATTCGTGTTATCAATTGGATATGAGTCTACAGAGAAATATCCCGAACCCTGTGATGTATCTTCGGTGAAGTGGTCTACCTTGATAAGTAAATGATCACCGGAAGAAATTGTCAGTGTTGAATTTTGTTTTTTCTTGAGTGCTGATAAATTGTAGATATTATCACGTTGACCGTTGTCGATGAAGAAGTCATCAGTGACGACCGTACCTTCAGTCAGTGAAGCAAACGCACTTGCCTTTTTCCGAACTTCTTTCAGTTTGAATACATCCGCAAGACCTAGAGTCCAAGGACCAGTTGTAGTGCTGACTGCGTTTGTTGTGTTGATCTGCACATAACGATTTGAGTTAAGTGTCTTTGCTTTTTCTCGTGCTGACACACGGTTCAACTCAACTAACACCGATGCGGTCACACCAGATGCAAATGTTTCTTGGATGTCAAATGCCGCAGAGGTTGCGGTCGTGACGTTCAGTGTTCTTGCACCACCAGAACCAACACCACCCATATCAATAACAGAACCTGCCGCAAACACCTTGAAGATTACGTTAGCACTTGCGTTAAAGTTTGGTGTAGCAAACAAACTCAAAGATGTTGAACCTACGGCAGATACTACAAAGGTGTTCGCAAATGCACCAAATTGTATACGGTCACCCTTGTTAAACTTGGTTGATGCACCTGTGACACTTGCTACGGTATTAGAACCACTTGTAACAGTACCTGTCGCAACACTTGGTGTGTTTGCGGTCTGTTCAATCACAACGTGAAAGTTATTTCTCTTTTGAGTTGCACTTTGTAATCCAGTATCTTGATATCGTTCGTTGGCATTACCTGTATTCAGTGTGAATGTGCCATCAGTCGCAATCGTGACAGAAAATTTCTTGAGGAACTGATACGATGTGTCAATTGCTCCAGATGAATCCCGTAACTGACGAATTGCGGTTGCGGGCATTTCAAAAATACCAAAGTTAAAATTTTGTTCATCAAGCACTGCATTATTAGAAGTCAATACAATATCTGCTTTACCATCAGAATTTGTGCCATCAGAGTAGATAGAACGAACACTAGAAAAAGGACCACCCGACATTTTGATGTCATACAAATATACCTTGTATGTGGCATCAGCAGCACCTGGTGTGCCAGTTGAGTGCTCTATCGCACGAACCCTTGCCTTACCAATTTCTGTCCCGACGACCGCAGATGCAATGCTATTGTTTGACATTGCGTTTTGGAAATTATCTCGCAGTGATACTTGTGCGTGGTTATTATAATCCCAAATTCCTGACAAATCATTGACCGTGACATAGTTACCGTAGTTGGATGTCACCGAACCCGCATTGATGTCAACAAAATCAATACCTTTATTAATCGCAACATGCTTGGTTAGTAGATTATCTCTTTCATAACCAAAGACGAATGCTTTTCCTGGTTTCACATCAACAGAGAATAATGAACTATTACCACTCTGTGCAGAAGTAAAGACACCACCATTGTTTGCTTGCTTGAGATGCTCTCTCAACTTTAGGTTTAGACCTTCAGAAATCAAATGACCGTTAATAGCATATGTACGACGAGCAAGGTAATTATCAATCTGTGAATATATGGGTATGTCTGATTTTTGCTCAACATTACCGTTCTTAATACGCAGAACCTCTACAAAGTTTGGTTCTGTATTTGCGTCAGCATCTCGTCTAACAAGTGTTGCTTCTAATTTTAGACGGTTTGCACCGGGTGCCGCAAAGTTGAAAGAACCTGATGCTGGATCAAGTAGAGTTGAATCATTTTCAGAGGTGACAATACTTTCGTTGATAAGGTATCCGACTAAGGCACTAGTATTTGCACTGTAACGACCAACCTCGACTGTCTGTGGTTCAACACGGATAAAGTGGTCTTTAGCATAGATAACACCACCACCTAAACGGACAACTGAACCTATTCCCGTAGAACCTGACGCAGAAATAACATTGGCAGACAATAATCCATCAGTCGATGTGAGGACTTGGTTGTTTGAAAATGTTTTGGTTAGGTTGTCGGTGTTTGCACGAGATGTGTAAGAAACATATAACGTCTTAGTGTTGGCAGTAATTTCAGAACCAGTGACAACGTGATAAACGTTTGCAGTGACACCATTTGTCGCAGTAAATGTCTGACCTAAAAGGTTACTGACTGTTACTAAGGAACCATTAGATGAGTTGTCCCTAATTTTTACATAATCAGCATGACGGTTGTAGAATGACTCAATACCTGTAACTACTGACCCTTCTTTGAATACATGCTGACCAAATCGGTCAATCTGATTTTGCAGAATGCTTTGTATTTGAGTCAGTTCTCTTGCCTGAACACCGAACCCAGGACGAAATAGAATTCTATGAAAATTCTTTGTTTCGTCAAAGTCATCATAGTATGGGTCAACATTTAGATTTGTTGAGAGTGATACAGTATTAGCAATTGCCATCAAATAACCTCAATTAAAACTTAACAACAAGTTTGATGTCTTCTGTTTGTGTTTCAGCACGAGATACGGGTGAACGATTTTCACGATAAATAATTTCACCAGTAAAAGGTATAATCGGAGTATCTGCCACACTTGTAATTGTTGCGGTCACAGAACTTGAATTACCTGTAAGTGTATCCGCTGCCACAAATGAATTACCATTTGCGTTAACAATTAGATTAGAAAGTGTTAATGTTCCCGTTGTTCCTGATGCGTTTGAGTTTGCAAATCTAACAACTCGACTAGTTACATTTCTGTTACTGACAACAATTTCATCCGATGTAAAGTCACCAGATACAGACGACAATACTAATTTAGTTGTCTGATCGTACTGTGCTGTGGTTGCAACTGTGTTAGATGCTCGTTCAATCGGATTATTAACGATACCAATAATACGGAAGTCGTTGTTAGTTACGAACGTGTTAGAGACGTTACCAGACAACTGTGAACTCAAAATAACATTGAATCCACCTAACTCACGTTGTGGGTGCGAACCATGCCCATTTTCTGGTGAGACATATGCAAGTGCTGCTCCACCCGAACCACCGTTGGCAGTAATCGCAACGTTTGCAAACGAATAGTTGTTACCTGTTGCAGTGACTTCAATATTTTTAATCACACCACCCGCTACTGTGTTAGCATATGCAAGTGCTGCTTGATTACCATCACCACGGATTGTAATCTTAGGTCCGATAATGTAGGAACTGCCAGTTGTTGGTGTAGGACTAAATGCTGTGTTTACTTTTACTGTGCGAGTCGAACCAGTAAATGCAATAATATCACGCAACTGACCAACACCTGTACCTGATGAAATATATATCGTGCTGTTTGTGTAGAAACCGTCAGTAGATGATGCCCCACCTGCTAAATTCATCACTGTGCTGTTTGACACCGCAGAGAAATTACCAGTATTTGCTCGATAACTAGAACCACCGTTAATAACATCAATAACTTCAATTGCACCGTTGACTGCTGCTGATTGAACTGTGCTGTTGTTTGATACAGGGATGTGAGTGGAGGTCACAAACTTCGTTACATCTGCTGAATCAATTGTGTACATATACTTCCAAATATAACCATCAGAAGTCTTGATATTTGTGGTTGTTGTCCCACTTGGACGAACCGTTGATGTACCACCATTGTTGTTGAATAAACACTTGTAAACATTGAATGTATTTTCTTCTAATGCGTAAAAAGTGTTAGCAAACAAATTAGCATCAGTTGACTGATACTCGTGATATACTCTGCCAGAAACCCAGTTGTAACGAGGTACACCAAAAGTTACATCAGATGCCGCAATACGTTTCATATGAATCATATTACGCCATGCCTCAAAGTCAGTTTCTTTGACTGAATCTATTGGAGTTGGAGGACTGTTGTCATTTGGAAACGGATTAATACGT